CTAATGGCTTGGCCTTCTGAGTATACACTATACCGTTCATGTGGTCAAGCTCATGTTGAAAACAACGAGCAGATATGCCACTAAAGGTTTGTGTTTTTGTTTCTCCTAGAAAATCTTGGTATTCAACCGCAATGGTTGCTGGACGGGTAATTTTCAAAGCAAGATGAGGAAACGAAAGGCAACCTTCTTCCATGTGTGCCTCACCTGAGGATCCTATGATCTTAGGATTAAAAAATGCTACGTACTCATCACCAGATCCCATCACAAACACTCGATGCCTAAATCCGCATTGATTTGCAGAAAGACCAATACCACCAAACTTCTTGCAAGTTTCCACCAAAGAGGAAGCAAATGCATTTGGATCCACAGGAGGATTATTAAAATCAAATTCAACTAACACTTCTTTTAAGATAGAATCGGTTTCGGACACCAGATTAAAAATAGGTACCTGAATTTCAATCTTAGGTGCCTGAAAGCTTTGTTCTACGACCTTATCGGTATTAAAGACAATTTCATCATTTGTAATATTCATTTTTCCACCTGACTAAAGTTATTCACCTTTTTAAATTTAATTACTGACCTAAACTTATCAAATAGTTGGTCACCTTTATGAGATATTACAAATACGTTTGCATCAGTACCCATCTCATGTATCAACTTCAAGAACTCTTCTGTTCCTACAGTATCTAAACTCGAATCAAACACTTCATCTAGTATTAAAAGATTTGTATTTGTGGAGTTTTTTATCTTTGCAATTTGCCGCCACGTAAACAACAATGCCAAATCAATACGCATTTTTTCACCTTCTGAGAAGTTGGCATAAGAAAATACGTCACGATGTCTGGATTTAATTGTTTCTTCAAAGTTTTCATTGATGTTAAAGTTGACAAAGAAATCCATAGCAGTCAGGTACTTATTAACCAACTTGTTCATAACAGGTAAATACTGTCTGATAATTTTTGTTTTGATACCGTTGTCTTTTAATAGAGTTGATGCATATTCATAATATTGTTTTTCAACAGATAGATTTTCTTGATTCTTTATTAAGTCTGCCAACTCTATTTTGAAGGCCTTTAGTTTTTCGTTTTCTTCTTCTAAGTTGTCTGTTCTGTTTGACAGATCACTTATTTCTTTATTCAGTTTGGTAATATATTTGTTAGTAGCAACAATGGTAGAATTGTGTCTTACAATTTCTTGGTTGTGTTCCAATATATGTTCAACGATTGCCTGTATTTGTGTGGATCTTTCAGTGAGTTTATTCACTTCTTCACCCAACTTAACTAAAGCATCTGATATTTCTTCTGAAGAAAGTTTTCCTTTTGATATTTGGTCTTGTCTAAACGATTCTTCAATTGATTGGCGGCAAGTAGAACAATCTGAATTAGTTTGGTAAAACTGAACATCTTTAATCACCGTTCTTTTCTTTGACTCTAGTTTAGATTCCAACTGAATAAGTTTTTTATGTTTCTTATTAACAGAGTCCGAATCGGATATTTTCTTATTCAAAATATCAATATGTTTTTGAATGAGATTAATATCTTTCTGTAATTGTTCAATATGATTATTGGAAGTCTCAATCTCTTCTTGCTTTTTTACAATCTCATCATCTGATCTTTTCTTGTGATCTTCAATGTGTTGCTTTTGCATCTTAATCTTTTCAGCAACAAGATCCAGTTCATATTTTAATTTCTGGTTTGAATCTTTTATGATGGCTAATTTATCTTTTACCAATCCATTCATTGTGGAAAAGATTCTAATGTCCAATAAATCTTCGATGATTAAACGGCGATCAGCAGGAGTCAATTGCATAAACGGCACAAATGATGCTGAACCTAGTATAACTACTTGTGTAAAAGACTTATAATTCAATCTGAGAATTGATTTTTCTAATACTTCTTGGTAATCTCTAGAAGCCGCGTTTTGGTCAACCAGAACTCCTTGACAATACACTTCAAAGATATTAGGTTTAATACCACGAATAATTTTATATTTCTTTTTACCAATAGAGAATTCAATTTCAACCACGGCTTGTTGGTTATTAATTGAATTTAATAATTGTGGCTTGTTAATCTTACGAAAAGGTTTACCAAATAAACCAAAGCACAAGGCGTCTAATATTGTAGACTTACCTGCGCCATTGTGTCCAATAATAAGGGTATTGGTTGATTTGGTTAACTTAATTTCGGTAAATTGATTACCAGTACTTAAAAAGTTTTTCCATCGAACAACTTCAAATGTTATCATGCTTGTTCTGTATTCAACGCCTCAACATATAATTCGGTTATAATACTATTTAATTTAGTAGAGTCTAGTGTTTCTTCGTTGATTGAAGAGACATAGTTCTTGATAATAGTCAAAGTATCTTCTGCTTGATCTATCATATCATCATTTACACCTTCTGTCAAGTCTGTAAAGTCCTCGGCAATGGTAACATCAATTGGGTTAACGGCATATAAGTTGGTCATAAACTTATCAAAAAGATATGGGTTAGTTTTATTAACCACTACAACTTTTACATAAGCATCTTTATATGCACTCAAGTCTTTGTTATTGAGTTCTGTAATGGACTCGGACTTGTCATCGTAGGAGATTCGATGGAACATTCGGTTGGGGTTGACGATGAATCTAAGATCTCGTTTATCAAAATCAAAAATATGGAAGCCGCGATCATCATCATAATCTTGCCACGTAAGTTCATACGGGTTACCGAGATAATGGATATCATCAGCAGAAGATTTGTGGTGATAATGGCCACTAAAAGTAAATTCAAATTTTCTAAAAATGTCACGTTTAAGTCCTTCTTGAGATGGCATACCTCGGTGCATGGCAAATCCTGCAATTTCAAAATGGCCCATGCATATAGGGTCTTTACAGTTCTTTAAAAATTCAATTGATTGTTCATAATTGTCGGCACAGATCCAAGGAACCATGGCAACAGTATGTTCAGTTGATGGAATCGTAATAGATTCGGGTGAGTCAATAACACGAATATTGTTGTATTCATTAAGTAATAAACGAATTGAATTAACGTCGTTAGTATTTTTAAAATAAGTGTCATGATTACCGGCAAGTATATAAACCAGATAACCTTCGTCTCGAAGCTTATCAAAGTACATCTTTTTGGTACGTTCTAATGAATAAAAGTTAACGTATTTACGGCGATCAAATGTGTCGCCAAGCATCAATACCACCTTGATGCCTTCTTCTTTTAATTTAGGAAAGAATGTTTCTGTATAAAATTTCTCATAGAAGTCTAAGAAATTAACCGAATCATTTCGAGCACCAAAATGGGTGTCTGTTATCATTGCAACTTTAGTCATTATTCTTCCAAGAACTTCTCTACGCCTTTAGCTTTCTTTGCAGATTCTTTTTTGGCTTTTTTTGTTTCTTCGTATGTTTCAATAAACTCAGCTATATTATCATAAAGCTCGAACTGTTTTGAACCACCATCTTCTAACTCTGCCAACTCATACTCATCAAGTATACCAAACTGTTCTGTGGCTTTGTACTTGACATATTGTTGTTTCTTTTCTTTGCTGATTCTACGGAGAAAGGCAAAGTATATAATCTGCGTGAAGTAAGCAAAAGGATTAAGTCCACGTTCAGGATCAAAATTTTCAAAGTATTGCAGACAGTTTTCTATACCATCAGAAATCATTTCATCTCTATATGTATAGTTAATGAAGTTAGGTTTGTGAGACAACCCTTCTGCAATCTTCATCCAACATTCGCCAATGTAATTAGGAATAGAAGGTCGCGGTTTGCCTTGTTCTTTGGCAAGTTTGGACTTCGCTTTGTACTCGACCAATGCCTTTAAAAAATCTGCATTGTTAACATACTGTTTAGGTTTACTCATTCATGTGTACCATAATTTGTTGTTGACTTTGGGCTTGACATACTGTAGTATGGTCTATGTCCCACCATCAAGTTAATGAACTCTAGTGTCTTTATCTGCTTGAATACTTTCAAAAGCTTCGGACATTTCTTCGTCTGTCATTGCGTCTGCCATCTCTTTAGCTTTTAAAATCTCATAAAACTTTTCCACAGTAGTTTCATAATACTCTACTAATGCATCATTAGGATCTATAATTGTTAATATGTCGTTGTACTTTAATGAAGCGGCATTATACTTAACAATTTGCACCGGCAACCAATAAGACATTACTATACCTGTTTGTTTGCCTTTATATTCGATGCTAACTTCCATAGGCTCTCGTATATGATAAAGTCCAGCACCATCATCTAATACTGTACCTATTATATCTTCTCCGGTTTTTAGTCTAAGCATTCGTATTTGATTCATTCTTTTAATCCTATTTTATAGATCTTAAACGGAAACTTTTCTTCTGTATAGATCTTAACTCTTTCGACAAAATGCCTTAACGTAAAATTCATGTGTTTGCCGACTCTAAGGTCGTCAGCAATATCGTAGAGAGTTGCTTTATCTTTTCCTTCGTTTTGTCTGAGGCCTCTGCCAATTGATTGGAGATTTCTAACTCTCGATTTCGAAGGCGAAGCAAATATAATGTTATGGAGATTTCTAATATTAATACCAGTAGAGAAAGTGCCAAAACTTGCAACAACAATAGCGTCATTCTCCGTCTCCATTATCCTTCTAACTGATTCTCTATCTTCTGTATCGACGCCGCCGTGTATAAAAAATACTTTTCGTTGGCCAATCTTTTCTGTATTACGTATCATATCATACAAGATTCTGCCATGTTTGTCAACCATTTGATACAAAATTAAGGTATTTGTACCTAAACTTACTGCTAAATTCTTGATGAATCTATTTCTAGATTCTGATGCTATCAAATACATAATTTCATCTTGATATGTTTTGTCTTTCAATTCTTTACATATTGTGTCATTATGTTTAAGTACAAGGCATTTGATTTCAAAATCAGCCAATTGTTTTTTATCTATAAGTTCTTTGGTTGAAATAACCTTTTCAACACATCCAAATAGTCCTTCAAGTACCAATTTATGTGTTTTGGTGCCGTCAAGAGTACCTGTTAAACCTATCCGATATTTAGTTTTAATGCAAGATGTAAGAATAGAAGTGAGAGATTGTGCTTTAAATAGGTGGGCCTCATCGCCTATCACATAGTCAAACTGTTCAAAATATTCTTTAGGTAATTGATATAGAGATTGCCATGTTGATATGATTACTGGTTTATCGGATACTTTCTCACGACCTTGATATATTCGATGCACGTTATCCGATACATTAAATCCATTTTCACTGGAGTAATCATCAAAGTCGGAGTACAACTGTTCTACAAGAGAAGTAGTAGGAACAATAATCAATCCACGAAGATTTTGGTAATCCAGAAGTTGTCTTACAATCATATAGATGATTAAAGACTTACCAGATGCCGTAGGAGATAATAATAATGCCCTTCGTTTCTGCATGGCATGAACAAAAGCATTTAGTTGGTGTTCTCTTATCGTAATAGGACTACGATTTGAGTGAAGATTCAAAATATTGGCAAACTTTTTAGCGTGATATAAAGAAAACTCATCTTCTATATCTGGCCGAGTCTCGTCAAATCCGACAACATAACCTCTCTCTGAGGCAAACTCTTCTAGATATTTTAATAGACCAAGATATATTTGATTGGATCTTAGATCGAATAAACGGATTTTTCCGTCCCATATTCTATTACGAAATGCCGGTATAAATTGATATCCTGGAACAAAAAATGTAAAGTATTCTGATAACTCCCTGGCTATATGTTTTTCGCAAGTTATTTTGGCATATACTTCATTGATTTTTGATACTACTAGATCATTGGCCTCCAATGAATTTCTCCCAGCTGATATAGTCTCTCAATTGCCATGTTCTCTGTTTGAGTTCACTCATAACAGATTCGATCACCGATACACACTCATCGTGATATACTTTCTTTTCCAACATTTTGATTAGATCGTTATCTGCTTCAAGGTACGTGCCAATATCAGACTTGAGTGTAAATTGGAACGGTTCCCAACCACGTTCTGCGAGTTCGTCTTGTGATAACTTACCAGTATAGTATTCCCATTTAATCTTCCGCATACGCTGATAATCAAAATGAGCCTTCTTAGATGCCAGTTTATGATTTACAAGAATTTTGATATATTTACTGTGCAGTAAAGGTATCTTGAGTAGTTCTTTACCAGGTTCGGTTTGGTCAATCTCGGCGTCTTTTTCCCAAAGCTTAATAATTTGTTCCATATTTTCCATAATCAACTCACAAATAAAATAATTTAAATTATATCACAGATATATTATAAAGGCAAGAACTCAAAGAACTCATATGCAAATGTTGCCGAACCAGTTAAGATGGTATCTGCCGAAAGTGTTGTGTCAAAATTAAGATCGGTTAGTGAAACCGGAAACATATTATGAAATTGCACACGGATAATTGGATTGTTTAAATTAGATAATACAGTAAGCATTGCTTCTGAATAATTTGTAAAACTGCCTTGACTCTTGTAAGAATTTTGTTGTGCAGACAAAGTGTTTCTTTGATTAATACTTACAGGTGAAGCGATGGCCAAAAACCAGTTATATAAGTTCTGCCATGATAATGCAGGTTCGTCAATTGTAAAGGTCATATTAAAAGTATTATATGTTAATTTGTTTCCTGCCACCTTGTAATCAAACACAGGTGTAGGAACAGTTATATCACCTAACGATATACCTGGTATGTTTACTGACTGGCAAAAATACTGAGTATCTGGTATTCTATCAAATGTCAAAAGATATTTGGTAGGTTGAATATAGTTAGTATTCTGCGGGGTTCTGTCATTAACAGCCATTCAATTCTCCTGTATTCAAATATTTAGGACATAAAAAAAGGGGGCCCAAAGGCCCCCTTTAACGTCACTCTTAACGGTGACTTTATCAATCACATCAGATTTTTGACACCAAAAATGCGGTAGTAAACGTTCGAACGAGCGTTGATAATACCGTTGCTTGCTGACGCGCCGTTGGCGAATGGGTTTGCAACCATGCCGTAACGTGTCTTGAAGCCAATCTTTGGTTGGAAGGTGAACTGATCGACTGCACGTACCATCTGTAATGGAACGTAAGGGCAGTAGAACAATCCAGCATCATAAGGTGACGAACCCTTATAGCCTACTGTGACCAATTCCTGGTTGCTTGTGTAGCCACCAAAGTATGGGTCAATGTAGACCTTGATGCGACCGTGCAACAGACCTGCGAAGGTGTTGCCTGTGTCATCTACTTGTAGATCGGCATTGAGTGCTGGTGTGTACGAAAGAACACCTGCCATTGCCATTGCTGAAGCAACGTCTGACGATACAATCAGAACGTTACCCTTGCCTCTACGAGTCTGCTTGGCGATAACGTTAGCATCGCGCTCAATCTGGAAAATAAGACCCTTGAAACGCTCAACTGACCAACGGCCGTTTGAGTCTGTGTCGAGGTCAAAATAACCAGAAGTTGTTGTACCGTACTGAGCACCGAGAACGGCAGTCGTGTAGATGGTACGAATAACTTCACGGTTAATTTCAGCCAGAATTTCTGTTGACAGAATGTTCGAAAGTTCTGTCTCAGCATCAAGGCCGTGAATTGCCTTGAGGTCTTGAGCGAGTTCTAACGAGTACTCTGCTTTCAGAGCGCGTGACTGTGCAGTTACAGTAACTTTCTCAATTGAGAACGCCATCTGTTGGAATGCAGCAGCACCAGAAGCATCTGAACCAAGGAATTCAGCCTGCGAAGTTGGCATACCAATACCTGATGTGAAGGCGTTGGCAGTCAAGCTTGAAATTGCTGAGTTCGATGTGTCGGTTGCAACTGTGCCTAAGAAGCCATAGTTGTTGTATGTGCCGTACGCTGAAGTATTACCAGAGAATATGGTATTAGCTTCGTTGTAAAAGGCCTCTGTACCAGTCTGGTTGGCATAACGAGCACGCATTGCAAAGATCAAGCCTGTTGGGCCTGTCATTGGCTGAACGCCTGCTACGTCATACGCAATCAGGTTTGGAAGAGCGCGACGGACAAGTGAGATCAGAATTGGATCAAAATTCTGAACGCCTGAACCGGTAGCATTTGTTGGACCTGGATCTGACAATGTTTCATTCAAGGCCATACGGTCTTGACGCATTGCTTGCTGTTGATTTTCCAACACGAGGGCTGTTACGGCCTTCTTGTATGGATCCTTAATGGTGTCCAACTCTGGATGTTCCAAAACTGGTTGCCATTTCTTTTGAAGTTCTTCGGTCATAAACATATGGATATCTCCTTATCGATACCTAAGTGGTAAGTTTATTTATAGTTTTGCTCTTTGCGAGATAGTCTTGGCGACTGCCTCGATTAGAGGGTCTGCTGATGAAGGTGATGCCTTCTTTTCGTCCTCGATGATTACTTCATCGTCTAATGCAGAATTGTCGGCAGTTACAATGGCACTATTAAAGTATGATTCTTTAATCGTGCTCAGTTTCTTACCAAACTCTTCCTCAGTAGTAAACTCAATACCCTCTGCGAGTGATTTCATTTTCTCCACTTGAGTCTGCGTGAGGCCTTCACAAGCTGCGTAAATGACCTCATATTTCTTATGTTCGTTGAGTTCTTTTTTCATTTCAACTGACGAAGTGATTTGCTCATTCAATGATGATTCAAGCTCTTCTACTTTGGCAGTTAATTCCTCAACAACGTCAACTTTATCTTCTGGAATGTCAATATAGTGTTCGACAAACAGATTACGGAGTCCTTCAATAAAGTCCTCCACAATTTCAGAACGGAGTCCTTTTTCAATGGCAATTGCATTGTCTTTGACCCACTCTTCTACCATGTAGTTAAGATAGTCATCAACCTTAGTTGCCAATTCTTCCTTGACTTCTTCGATGGCTTGTTCAAACTGGTTAGCAAGTTCTTCTTCGACTTGTTCAACAATTGCAACTACGCGAGAATTAACGGCAGCTTCAAAAATTGTTGTAGCTCTTTCCTTGAATTCTTCAGAAAGATTCTCACCAGAAAGCATTGCTTCAATATCTTCGCCGTAAGATTGAAACGTTGCACCTGCATTGGACTGCATCATTTGTGGTGCAAGTTTAGATGGCTGACGATTTGATCGCTTGGTGTAATCTGGATCATCAACATTATGTCCGCCTTCTATATCCTTGGCCAAATCAGCACGACCCATGGTTTGCTGCGGTTGACCTTGTGGCATAGATGCACCAACGCCGTCTTTTTGAGAACCAACAGGCGGTGTTGCACCTGGTGGTGTTGCTGATGGAACACCTTTAGTTGGATATGGAGCTTCATCGTCGGTTTGCGTTACACGAAGGCCAACCTTGCCTACTTCTTTTGTACCATAAGCATCGGCACCAGACAGTTTATCTTGGCCCACTAAGCCTTTTGATGCTTGTGTACCTTCTGCGCCACGCTGTCCACGCTTCGATGCAATATTGGCATCAAAGGTTGACTTTGAATCTTCTGTAAGACCCAAAATTTCTTTAGCGGCTTCTGATAGTTTAAAATTTGACATTTTTAAAATCTCCTTGGATTTGTATTGGATATTTATATTTAAAGTTTTTTCAGGAAGTTTTCGAAGATTTGTAGACTGACTTTTTCGATATCTCTATGTGAAGCTTGTATAATCTGACGCTTCGCATATGAATTATCCATTTCAGTCCATACGTTATCCACTAACATCCACTCTTTGCCTTCCATAATGCCCTGTACAAATGCACCAGGAGCGGAAGGGTCTGCTACTATATCAGCCGCTGTGGCAAGATAAAAATCATCTTGAACAATATTTACACCATTGACTTCTTTGAGAGAACCCATACCGCGAGAAGATACTCCAAGTTGAGCACCTCCTTCGATAAGTTTTGCCGCAATATTACCCATTGGCGTTTCAAGAATTTTTGCGCGGCCTACCCAATTATTACCTTCTTGCCGCAGACTCGTAATCAAATGCGATACGCGGTCAAGGTTAATAGATGGCGTATCTGGATGTCCCAGTTCACCAAAGGCACGATTTTTATTAATGTATTCGTTTGTATACCGAGCAACCTCTTTCATTAAGGTTTCTTTTTTATACATACGTTTATTTTTATTTTCTTGCTGAGACACAAGAAATGGACCCTCAATGAAGAGTGTTTTCTTTCCATCTTTTTCTTCGGTTAAGTAACTAACCGATTCTGTTAATTCTTTAATAAGTTTCATCTTATCCCCATTGATCTTCTTTTTAGTAACGATCTTTTTCTTTTTCTAATTGACTGTTTCATCTTGGCCCGACGTTTGAACTTTGCTCGTCTGGCAGCCATTTTTCTATGTCTACGCTCTTGAGCCGACATACGTACTACTTTGCCACCACGTAGTGTGTAACCAGGTACAGCAGATTTTTTAATTCTTCTCTGTACTTTGCCGCCACGTATACGAACACGAATTAACTTTGTTCTACCAGTTCTTCTGACATTAGGCGTAGATTCGCACAACTCTTCTTCTACAAAATCTATTTCAGAATCAATTTCTTCATACATCTCAGCCGTCATACGCATTTTAACTTGGTTAATTTTATCTTTAACCAATTCTGTAATGCGCTGATTCAAGGCCTCTTTTGCCTCTAATATTTTACCAGCAAATATATTGTTGGTGAAATCTCTCATTATGGCTTCAAACTGTAATCGCCGTAATTGAAAGCCGCCGGATCATTAAACTGACCGCGCTGGTACATTGCATTGTTTTTACGGAAATTGACAATTAATGTATATGCACAGTTAGCCGTGGCACCTTGTGTTGAAACACCAAAATCTCCATTTCCTACATTGGCTGCAACTCCAAGACCCGAGTTATTTAAAATAGAAGGTAACTGTTCACCAAGACCAAACTCGCCTTGTCCGTTTAGATGAAAAATGGTGGCCGAATTAGAATACTGAGCAGCACTAGTTGCACCGTTACCTGACCAATAAATTTCTACGCCTCCAACAGTTTGTGTTGGAAAATTGACATAGTATTTAAGACCGGTTAACTGCAAATCGTAATATTTCAATGCAGTATTACTTGCACTGAGCGATGTTCGTAGTGGTGCGCCGTTGGCGTCTAAGGCACCATAAAGAGTATTAGCGGCAATTCTAATAGTGTTAGCTTCTTGACCTGAACCATCAAACGTACCGGTAAGTTTAATTACCGATTCAGTAACCGTGTCTCTTAGGACTTGATATGTAAATTTATTTGCCATTTTTTATCCTACTATTTTACGTGTTTCCAAGCAAAGTCAACGACTCGGCCAAAATGTTCTTTACTCTTATGCGCCATATCTGAAAGTTTCTTTTGATTATCGCCATTCAAAGCACCATGCACTTTAAGTACTGCTGATGCTGTGACTTTATCTACTTTCATTGTCTTGCCATCCTTGAACTTAATTGCTCTGGCTGTATTGCCATCTACAATCTTTTGCAAGTGATGCATAACACTCTCTTCAACTTGTTCCACTTCTTCTTCAACACTGGCCGACCACTGCATAGAAGAATATGGTACCGTTATATATTTATTAATTTTATCAACGTAGTATAATGCAACTTTTTGTCCATTAGGAAATTGACGTATTTGTTTCCTACGCATAATAAGAACCATAGGAGGATCATGCGGTTTTGAATGATTTTGTCTAGGTTCTTCCGAGTCATCTTCTACCACAAAATCTGGGAGTTCTTCTGCTTCCAATATCTCAATCTCCTGGTCATCAAGATCAGGAGACTGGTTATTGTTGGCCATGAACTCTTTTAATTTAATCATTTTACTCGTTATTCTTTGGTGCTGGAAAGCGTTTCATGAAGGCATCAGTATCTTTAGCGTGTTGTTCTTTACCACCGGGATATTTCTTACTGTATTTGCCTTCTTTCTTTTTTTCTGCTGCATCGGCGGCCGCATAACGCGATGCTCTTGCATTAAATTCTGGAGTACCTTCATCAACTTGCTCAACTTCTTCTTGAGCAATCAAATTTTGAGCAACTTGTTGCTTATGTGACTCAATATGAGCCATAACCTTATCATGAATGGATGAATACAAGGCATCACGCATTGCTGTGCCGTTGTCCTCATGTGCATAGTCAATAATAGATCTTGCTTTTGTCATTTAATTTCTCCCAAATTTAAATATTTATAATATTTGTTTTAACTTCTTAAATGTTGTAACGTTTAAACTTTCTTGTTGGGTTTCAGATTCAATTTCATTTTGGTGTGATCGCAACGCCATTTGTTGTTCGGTTTCAATATCACCAGACATCTGCTGTTGTGCAACGGCATTGGTAACACCAACTGGTAATCCAATACCCATTTCCTTTTCTTCGTCCATTTCTGATTGCATCTGTGCAATTTCGTCATCAGTCAGACGCAGAACATTTCTCTGTATATAAGTGTGTGAGAAATAACGACCAGTAAACTGGTCAATTTGATTGAGTAGTGATAAACGTTCTTTAATTAACTCAGCTTCTTTTAGTTCGGAAAAATTATTGTCTTTGATAAAGTCGTAATAGATATGAGCTCTAAATTCATTCCATTCTTCTGCCGTGCAAATACCTTTAAGAACACATTGCGCTCTAAGTGTTTGATCAAAAACATCAGAAAATTTAGACCGCATACGATCAACAAATTTGGAAAACTTTAGTTCGTCTCGGGTAATTTCAGATGAACGACCTAATGAAAATCCTTGATTAGGTTCTAGTCTTGAGATAGGTACGTTAAGAGCCTTATACAGTTTACGTTCAAAGTACTTAACATCTTCTAACTCACCTAAGTTCTGTCCACCAGGTAACGTGGTGATCTCTGTACCTTTACCGCCTTCACGGCGAGGTAACCAAAAATCTTCCATCATTGACATATATTTACGGTCATCACGAACTTCGCCTGTAGCAGCATCATATACAAGTTTATTCTTGTATTTGACCATAATATCACGAAGATATTGTTCTGCTTTTAACTTAGGTAAATTGCCAACGTCGATGTAAAATATACGACGTTCTGGTGCGCGTGATATACGATAAATGACCGTGGCATCTTCAATCATTCTAAGCTGATTCAATGGTTTAATTGCTTTGTGTAAATACGACAGGACGACTGCACGGCGCGAGTCCATCAGACCAGAAACAACAGAGACAATAGAATCTGTGGTAATACGGACACCAACAGGACCAAAATTGGACGACGCTGCACCACTAACAACTTTTTCGTTATAGATGTAGTACTCATTAATGACGTTCATTATGTCTACACCAGTGCGTTCATCTTTTTTCTTCTTAACTTCACGAACTTTTCTGAGTTTACGTGGGTCAATATAACGAAGTTCTTTGATGCCTTCCATTGGTTTTTCACGGTCAATAATAATGTGGTAGTACATACGACCATCAACATAAAAACGACGAAAAATATCTTGTGCTAACTGATTATAGTTAAGCATCTTTAAAACGTTTTGAAATTCGGCTTTAATTGCGCTTTTGATTTTATCGTTTACTTTTAAATCGTCAAGCACAATTTGAATGGTTTTTCCATCATCATCTTGTACAATAGCTTCGTTGACAATATCATCAATGGCAGATTCAATTTCTGGTTGCATGGCCATTTCACGGTAACGAGAGATTAGTTCTACTTCGTTTTTGGCAGTACCATCTAAATCAACATACGTGCCATAATAAGCGGCCGATGTGATTGTTAATGCGCCGTCATCATTTGTTGGAGGCGAAAAGGATTGTTGAACAGACTGCGCCTGCTCTCCTTTGTCACGGGATATAGTAAAACCAAATAATGAAAATTTGTTTAAATCTGCCATTTTATTTTTTCCAATTCAAAAAATCATAAGGGGACCGAAGTCCCCTGTCGTATAGTTATTAAGTTACTGATCTAGGCGCAATTGGGATAAGCGCATTTGACAAATCTGTTGTAGTAGATTCCCACCACTGGTAGGCAAACGTTACAGTAAATTCTTCAATCGAATCATTTGAACCCCAATCTAAGTCGATTGGTGAAACATCAATTGGGAATAAACCAATAATGTTATAAGTTTTAAGAGCAGTATTTGTTTTACCGTATTGAGTAACTTGTCCATCAACTTGATAGTTTAAGTTACTTAGTGCAGCAGGGTTTCTGTTGTTTCCAACGTTTGCATTGATAGTGTTCATCCACTGTTCAAGTGCATTACGTACAAGAAAATCTTCATCGTTAATGATAGTTACTGTCCAATCAGTGAAGGTTCTGTTTCCT